ATGAAAACGTCAGTAACAATTCCTAGCATTTCCAATAATTCAAACAAATCTGCCGATGTCCATTTTAGTGGAGAAATGGGGGGTTGCCTTGTTAATATTACGAAATCTACTTCCATGCCTGAAAACAGTGGGTTTCAAGCCGATTTATTTGACGAAAATGGCCTATTTTTAAATAATTTAAGCAGTAATGCACCAAATTGGTGCATAAATAAATCACAAGAGATTAGGGCAGAACGTTTTATATTGCAAAGTCAAGCTTCTTTAATAGTTTCTGAGCACAGGGTAAAGCATTGCTATAGACGCATTGCAAATAAAACACAGGATATTAATATTAAACAAGCTGACAACAAAGCATTTTTAACTAACTTGCAATTATGCGGTAGCCCTTGGGATTGTCCTGTTTGTTCTGCCAAAATATCAGAACGTAGGCGGGATGAATTGTTAAAAGCTGTTGAAGTCCATAAAAAAGCAGGTGGTGAAGTTTTTATGCTGACGCTAACATTTCCGCACAAAGACCATGATAATTTACAAGAACTTATGACTAAATTAAGACGGGCTATTAATTCTTTTGTTTCAGGTAGGCGCTACAACGGGTTTAAGTCTAAATTCGGGTTTGTAGGTTCTATTCGGGCATTGGAAGTTACACATGGTGAAAATGGCTGGCATCCCCATTTCCATATATTAATGTTATTTAGTCCCATTGAAACTACAGACTTTTTTAAATATCAGTCATCATTAATTAAGAAAATATTTATAGATGAGTTAATTGCTAAGGGTTATTTGCCTGAATTAGCACAAGATGAAATTAATCGGTCTTTTGGATCTATTGATAGTTTTGATATTATTGATAAAGCAAGTCTATATAAGCCATACATAGATGTAGAAATAGCGAAAGGTTTATCTTTAGAAGAAGCTACAGCTAAAGTAGCATTGCAAGTTACAGATGCTCAACTGCGTTTAGATTATAACAAGCTTGCCTTTAATGCTAAAAAATCCTTAGTTAAATCGGACTTGGCTTTTAAAATGCAGCTGGCTATCCGTGAATATTACTTGCAACAAATGCAGGAGATATTATATACACAATGGGCTAATGCTTGTCATCTACGCGGATTACCTACCCCTTCTGTTGAGCGTGGTGTACATATACAGGAAGCTGATGAAGCAGCTAGATACATTGCTAAATTTGGTGTAGAACCGTCTGAGAAAACTAAGGAAAAAATTGCTAAAAATACAAGTTGGGATGCTACCCGAGAATTGGTTAATAGTAATTCTAAACGTGCTATTGGTAAAAAGGATCGGGAAGGTTTCACCCCGTTTGATTTACTGCGCATATCATCTCAAGTTGTAGAATGCCCTCCTAGTTATACTAAAGAACGAGCATCGGCGCTATTCCGTGAATTTAGCTTGGCATTTTTCAGGTTTCGGCAGTTATTCTGGTCAAAGGGGTTAAAAGAGCTATTGCTAAATCAAAAAGACGTTAACAGTGAATCTGATTTAGCTGACCCTGATAGCCCTGATTCAGAACTAATATACACAATATCCCACATAGAATGGCGTGCAGTTCTATACTCGGGCAAACAAGCACGCTCAAATCTACTAATCACAGCAGAAAAAGAAGGTGCAGCAGGCATCAAGAAACAATTAAAACAACTTGTTAAACAGGCAAAGAAAAACAAATATATTTAAATATATTAACAATATTATTAAATTATATCTATACTAAATGTAATACTCCATTGGGAAATGATAGATGTGGTCAAAGCGTAGGTTTGGTACCCTACAAAAAATTAAGCTCCTTGTAGAAATACAGGGGGCTTTTTTTATTTCTATTGCGATAAAAATACAACATATTGTAAAAAATGTTGTAAAAATACAACAAAATTAAAAATTAATATCTATACGTATCTGGAAAGAGTTCCAATTTTGGGCGTTTATTACGGAGACAGTTCCCAGTAACTACTTAACTAACTCTTTCCTAGTTGCCCACACTGTCACTTATTTATGAAAGGGTTAAAAATGTCACATACATTTCAAGTAGCTAAATCAACCACTAGACAAATAAAGTGGACTGATAAGAAAACGAATAAGCCTAAAACGGCTGATATTATAGAAATAGCAGGCACTTTAAAATTTGATGGCGGTATTTTATATACAACCATGCGTCATTATAAGGAATTACAGCCAGGCACATATTCAGTTGAGTATGAATATAAGAATAATGATTTTGGGCAAATTACTATTACACCAAGGATTATGGACTAATGTTTGTTCAGAAAAAGATACTCGCATGCGTAGTAGACCCCTCCAATATAGTGGCTATTGCTCCTTGTGCAGCTGGTGAAAATCTAACTACACAAACTGTTTGGGTATCTGATTCTGATCCAAGTTTGCCACCTGCTGATTTAGATTTTTCTGTAGCCGTGTTTTTTTTCGGCATAGTAGTCATAGCTCATCTAGCAAATATGTTTATGGGCTTTGTTTTAACCACATTCAAACGGTGAACTCCCGACATTGTTTGAATGTTAACTTATAAATCGGGAAAACAAGGAGATTAAAATGTTTAAAAATATTAAAACTAAATTGGCATACTTAGGTGCTCTTGTTGCTGGAACTATCGGCAGTGCTCATGCTGTTGTATCCGCCAATGCAACTGCTCTTTTGCAGACTTTGACAGATTCATCCGCAGCATGGACAGCTGACGTAACTGCCATCTTGATGGCAGGTGCCGCAATATCTATTGCTGGCTATCTTGTATTCAAGCTAGTCAACCTAGTTGTTGGCTTTTTCAGGCGTGGCTAATAAAAAATGGGGGATTAATTTCCCCCTTTTTGGAAGGAGTTTGAAATGATTAAAATTGTTCCCCAATCTAATCAAGATTGCGTTATGGCTGAAAATATGTTCAAGCAAGCTCAATTAGCCTATTACACTTTGATAGATGCTTTATTAGATCGCAAATCATTATCACCTGATTTAGGCTTGGATAAGTTATGCGCATATTTAGATAATACCGAAGTTTTGGAATTATTTAATGCAACTATGGCTGTAGAAAAGGCTAGGTTATTCAGCAAGGTTATCTATGGTCGTTATTGTTTAACGGAGGGTGCTAATGTTTGATTGGAATTTAGTTATGGCTATTTTAGGCATTGTCTGCGGAATGTCTTTTATTAAGTGCTTTTAATGAAAAGTAATAAATTAATATTAGGTATTATTCTAGCCTTTGCTATTGTATATAAAGCTTTTGCTATAGCTTGGCTACCTTTAGCTTTAACAAGTGCGTTGCATGGTTCAATTGTATTCGGAGTACTTTTTAACTTATTTACAGTTCCTACAACTAAGGCTGATGGTACACCTATTGTTATATACATTCAGGGTGGAGCTAGTCAACCTTTTGATACTCCTGATGTAGCTACCTCTAGCCCTACATCTACATCATTTACAGGTAGCATTGCAACATTGCCTAATAATTTATCTGATTACAATACTGCACCCAGTAATATTACTGGGTTAAATTCATATCCTTACCCTACTGACGCATCAGGATTTAAAACTGCTCTTTATAATAAAGCCGTAGCTCAATATGGCGCTAATACTGTAGCAGGTTGGGATTTACCTGGACTATGGAATTATGACTGTTTAAATAGCACATATCCTGCTGCTAATCCTGCCTATGGTTTATGTAACCAATACGGAACTGTACAAGCTTTTGCCCGAAATACTACAACTGGTTCTATGACAGTGCCTATTGGCGTAAAAGGATATGGCGCTAGTGCTATTGTAATTTATGTTTATACCGATCCATCAGAAACTATAACAACCTCTGCAAATGCATGTCCTCCTAATAATTCATTAACTCCAGACGGTATTTGTATGCCTACATCTGGGCTATCTGATGGTATATGTCGTGAATTTATAAAATCAGATGGAACCTATAGCCATAATCCTTTTGATCCTGATTGTATTTCTCCTAACATTGAAGAGGTACCCGGTTCTGCTACTGATCCAGCCCGAGTTAATGTAAAACAGCCCGATGGTTCAGTGGGTTCTGTAACTAATAACAAACCTAACCAAGCTGATCCTGGTGCAGGTACAGCTGGTGTATCCAGTCCTATACCAGGTGGCGGTTCTAAAGAAACAGTTTGTAAAAAAGATGCTTCTGGGAAATGTATTGAACAAACTGGAAATACTAAAGATACACCTCCTGCTCCTCCTGGTAATCCTGGCAATGGGGGTACTGGTACTACCATCCAAAAAGTTGACCCTGTTGGTGGTTGCGGTGGTCCTATGCAGCCTAAGTGCGCTATTGATACTAAAACTGATGGTGAAATAACAATAGGTGATGATGTTACGAATGATCTTTCATCGGGTAATGATACGTTTTTTGGATCGGTGCTTTCTTTTAAAGCATTTAACTATACCCCTGCATCTATTAGCTGCTCTGATGCATTTTCCGTAACAAATACCAGTACAACTGTTGGTTTATCTAACGGTGGACAACTTACTATGGATTATGACCCTACCCATGTTTGCTCATTAATTCAACCATGGGAAACAACAATCCAACAAACTATGAATGCTATTTGGTATATTTTAGGCATTCTACTTATTATAAGGATGACAGTCTAATGATTCCAGCCTCTTTAGCTATCCCAATTGGTACTGCATTTTCTGCAGTACTTAGCTATTTTTTTAGAGTAGCATTTTTTACTATGTTAGGCAAAATAGTTATATTTGCCGTAATTAATTTGGCTGCCTATTTTTTAGTACAGAGCTTATTGCCCGATTGGTTTTCATTGCAATTTTTATACGGTAAATTAGATTTTATTATGCAGTATGCCCCTGTGCGTTATGTGTTTGAACAATTGCAGGTATTTAATGGCATGAAAATAGTATTAGTGGCTTTACTTACAGCTTGGGTAATTAAAAAGGTACCTACTTGGGCATTCTGGGGTCCTACAGCTAAAGTATTAACTTAATGTAATAGAATTGGAAAGAGTTAATGTCTAATGAATCAGTCTGTGTTGGTATATTTGGAGAAATGGGCGTAGGTAAAACCTACCTGGCCCAGCATGATTTTTACTTAGATGCAATAAAACGTAATCAACGGGTTTATACCACTGTTTCAAGCTTATTCAAAGACGAATGTATACAGGCTACTTCTGAACTAACCAAAATACCTCCTGAAACTATTAAAGGCTTGTTGTTTAAATTACCCCGAGATAAAGCACAATTGTTAGCTAAAGGCATGTTCCCTGATCCTATAGACTGGGATTTAGCAGACGAAAATCCAGACTATGTTGCTCCTGAATGTTTTGTAAAGCCCGGTTCCTTTATTTATTTGGATGAATCATTAACCCTTTTAAATAAAATGCTCCCTGAACCCTTTATGCGTTATTTAACTGAACAACGTCATGGCGTTGATGAATTTGGCAATGTAGGTAGAACTTTAATTATTGCCCAATCAACCAAAGTACATGCCCATGTACGAGATATATTATCCGAGGCATATTATTTATCTAAGTACAAAGCACTAGCCCCGATAATGCCTATTTTGAAATTGTTTAGATTAGGCGGTGATTTTCGTTGTGAAGTGTACACAGATATGTCCGTATCTATTGGCAAAGGTAAACCACAGTCAAGACGGGGCTATACCTATGATAAAAGGATTTTTAGTACTTACAAAAGCCATCAAGAAGCACAAGCAGAAGAAAAGAAAGTTAAAAGTTCCGCAAGTATTACAGGCAATAGCTATATAACAATGTTTATACCAATAATGCTTATTATAGGCGGTATTGGTTCTTACGTGATGTTTAATAAGTTTAAAAAATCCATATTTGGAGATGAAACTAAAGCTATAAGTGCTGCACAATCCTCCCCTAAAACTACCCCTCCTTTAACTCCTGTTGCCAGTATGGCACCTGCTTTTAAAGATAAAACAGGTAAATTTTATGTTGGTAGCTATACTATTGAGCATGGGGAAAGAGTTTTCTTAATATACGATGCAGAAACACGTCGTTTTATTAAATATGCGCCTACAGAAGTAACGCTTACTTATACGAGGTATGAAGAATTTGTCTCCATCAATGGCAAGAAATTATTGCCCTACCATAAATCATTACTTGGAGATAATTCTAATGACAAACCACCTGAAAAGCCTGCTAATACTTCTGCTATTTCCCTTTACGGTAACAGCACAGCAAATCCTACTGCCTCCCAGCCCCAAACTTCCACCGCCTCCAATCCCCTTACCTCAGGCATTGCAACCGCTACCGGTTCCAGTAAAAAGTAATACGATTAATTTTAGCTCTGTACCCCTGTACGAATTTGCAGAAAGGATGCTGAAAGATAAGTTAAAAGTACCCTATATGTTTAATAGTGAATTTCTTGATTATTCTGCCCATATATCCTATTCAAACATACCTGAATCCCAATCAATGTTTGTTTTAGAAAAATCTTTGCAAACTCATGGATTTGATTTAACAAAAAGACATGGTATTTATTTTGTAGAACGTACTACTCAGGCACCAGAAAACAAGACCGATAATTCAATGGAGCAAGTTGCTTTATTTCCAAAAAATCGCCCTGTATCTTTTTTCTATGAAACCATACCCGCAATCATGCCTGATGTAAAAGCATCAACTAAACTTGAAAAAGGCAAGGTTAGCAATGTAGATTTATTTCTGGTTTCAGTTAAAAAATCAGATAAACAAGCCTTAATTGATTTAGTTAATCTTTTAGACGTGCCTATGCCCCAAGTATCTATTACTGCCCAAATTGTTGCCGTATCTTTGCAAAATACTAAATCTACTGGGGTATCTTTTTTAGTGGATCAGCTTAAATTAGGTAGTTTAGGCAGTGTGTCTGCAAGTGCAGGTAGTTCTGCCAATCCTAATTATTTAAAATTTACAGTACCAGGATTAGCTTTATCAGCCATATTATCTAATACACAAGGCAATTCTAATTTCAAAACTGTAGTAACTACAGATACTATAGTATTTAATGGAGAAAGTTCTAAAACTAAAAATGGTTCACAAGTACCAATTTTAACTAGCCAAAAATCCGAAAATGCTAATGGTGCGGTTACTCCTAAATCTGTAACCTATACCGAAGTCGGTAACATTTTAGAAGTAACTCCCGAAATATTCGGCGATAATATTAAACTAAAGATTGATATTAAAATGTCGGATGCTGAACAAACATCAACTGGCGTTAATGATAGCCCAACTATTAAAGAAACTACTCATAATTCTGTAGTATCTTTGAAGTCTGGGGAAATACTGGTTATTGGTGGATTTAGATCAAAACGCAATAGCACAGCCCAATCAGGATTTTTAGGCTTATCCTTATTGTCTGATAATACTGACACGGGGACAGATTTCGTGCTGCTACTGCAAGCAACTAAACTATGATGAGCGACGCCGACGGCGACAATGCACCTACCGGAAGCTATGACGGCGACGGCGACGCACAACATTATTTAATACCATGCAGTAGCAGCAAATATTCCAAATTGTAGCTATATTAATTGTTCTCAATACTTTTAGGAGTTTAAAATGATTAATACAGCTACAACCCTACTTGGGTTAATTGGCGTTTATGGCTGGGGTGCATATGCCGCCCTGTTGCTGGTTTCTTTGATTTGGACATACTCCAATGGAGGTGCCCTATGAAATCAGAAAAAGGCTTTATTTGTCCTAATTGTGAAAAACCTTTTAATTATCCAATATTTAGTAAACCAGGTAGTTCTTCATGTCCCCATTGTTTATGGACAATTAGTACGTGGGAATGGGGGCTATTTAGTATATATTCTCAAACTCGGCAAATAACAGAGTTAATATTTAGTATAAAAAAACAGGATGAATTACTATAA